CGGTCAGGGCGTGCGCTTCCTGGGCTACAACAGCGACGGCGCGGCGATGTATTCCTTCGCGGGCAAGTTCATTGATGACGATGGTCTCCCGAAGCCTCTGCTGCCCAAGGGCACGGTGATTGCCGGTGCGTCCGACATCCTGAAGGTGTGCTTCGGCCCCATCACGCAGGTGGAATCTGAGGGCGCAACGGCGCAGCACAACACCTACATCAAGAAGGAAGTGCCTCTGCGCTACGGCTCCATTGGCAGTAACTCGGTGAAGCAGCGCCTGACCAGCCGTCCGACCATTGTGCCCTTCAATGTGGACGCGTGGGCGGTTATGCACGTGCTGTGACGGTCGACAGCGGTCGACAACATGAAATCCCCGCTCTGATCAAGAGCGGGGATTCTTCACAGGCTATGCTTTTCTGCGCGCCGCTTTGCGATGGAATACACTTCATCGTCAGCACGCGCACCGATGACGACAACAAGCATTTCCGTTTCGGTCTGGAAAACCTTATAAACAACGCGGATGCCGGAGCTTTTGAGTTTGATTTTCAAAAAACCGGACAGATCGTTGCCGCTTTTGTTGCCAAGCGGCTTACCATAACCGCCTTCCTGCATGGGAAGCGGATTTTCAAGTACCTTGTCAATAGCTTTGGCAACGACAATCCGCTGATTACCGGCGAGGTTTTTTAAGTCCCGAACAGCTTCGGGTAGAAATTTAAGCGACCATTTCATTCGATTTCTACCTCTCCGCAGTTATCGATATCCTCTTTTGTGATACCAAGAGTCTTATAAACCTCGTCGGCGGGGATGGCAGTGGATGGGTCATAATGGGCCATGCGTTCAGCGGCTATGTGGAGCATACGCGCGTCGTTCACTTCATCGATCAGACGGAGATATTCGTCCGGAGAGAGGAGAACGCATTCAGCGGCGTTGTTCTTCATAACCACCTTTGCGCCGTTTTGTTTGACCTCTTCAAAAATCTTCCCGGCAAGGCCTCGGTTAAACAGTGAAATGGAAATGGTATCCCGGATTGCACTTGCTATATTTGCCATGGGCAGCACCTCCTGATATCAATATAGCATGAATCGGGGAGAATGTCAATCAAAACGCTGATAAATATGCTGATGTTAGACAAAAGAAAGGAGAAAAGATGAATTACGTTGCGAAGCACTATGTGACCGTGGCGGGTACGCTCTACTCGCCCGGCGAAGTGATCGATCAGCCGATGAAGGCTGAAACGGTGCAGCGCTTCCTGGCGGCGAAGGCGATTGAGCCGCTGGGCGACCGTTATACTGTCGTCGCCCATCACACGGCTTCCGAATCTGCGGATGATGCGGAAGATGGCATTGACGACGCCGAAACCGATGAAACCGGCATGGATGACGGCGGTATTGAGGACGCTGACAGCGTGGCTGCGCCCGCTCCGAAGAAGAAGGGCAAGGTGAAGAAATGATCGTCCTGTATAAGAACGGTGAAAAGGCCGACGTGCCCTACTGCTATGCGCTGCGCCTGATGGAGCAGGGCAAGGCTATCGCCGCGCCCAAGCCCGCCCGCAAGCAGAAGGCCGCCAAGGAACCCGAAAGAGGCTGAACATGGCGCTGAAGGATAGGATTGAAGCCGACAGAACGCGCGTTTTCCTGCAAAGCAGGCATTTCGCCGAAACGCACACGTGGAACGGCAAGCCTTTCCTGTGCATGACGGACGAAGAAGCAGCCCTGAAGCGCAAGAACAACAACGTCAACGACATCTCGTGGGACAACAACACGATGGAAACGCTGGTATACGTGCGGGAGGAGGACTTCCCCGGCCACGCAGTGCCGAATGAACACGGATACTTCGACCGCGTACCGATGAAAATTCTGCAGGTGCAGAACGACATGGGTATGCTGGCCATTGTGCTTGTGACCAATGCGCCGAGGAGCGTCAGCGAATGAGAACGACGGAAAGACTGGACAAGCTGGAAGCATGGCTGCAAAAAGAGCTATGTGAAGGCAGAAGGATGAAAGCGCCTGCGCCCGACCTGGACGTGGCAAAGGTGATCCACAAGGAGCCCAGCGTGTTCATCGGCTATGCGCCCAGACGAGCGGACGCTACGGGATTTACCGAAGCTGATCCCTTCAGCACGGCTCCGTCCATTACTGTGATGCCTGTGCCCGGTTTAGTGAAATACGTGGAGGAGCAGCGTTTTGACCGCTTCAAAAACGTACATCGGACTCAGAACATGGGCCAGCAGCTGAACGTGCAGATGCTTTTTGCGGTATATGAGGATGGCGTGCGGCTGCCGGGCTTTGCGGAATCGGCTGAAAAGGGCGAAATGGATTTGTCGCTGATCATGGAAGGAACGCGGGAAGGCCTGTACACGCTGCTGAACTGGATGGACGATTGCAAGAGCGCTCTGCTGGGCGTGAAATGCATCCCCGGAACGGACATGTATGTGGATATCCCCACGCTGACCTACGGACTATACAGCGACCAGAACTATATGGCGGACAAACGTCCGCTGTTTTACGGACTGATGGAAGCGCGATTCATCTGTCACGCGGATGAATCGCTGAATCCTGACGTGGAAGAACTGCTATGAACAAGGAGGTTACTATGAGCGAATACAAGCATGGCGCATACGGCAATCAGCTTGCTGAGGCCAGCAAGGTTGCCGCGCGCGGCGGCGGTGCGATGGTGGTGGTCGGTACGGCTCCCGTGCACACCGTAGCGGGCGGCGCTGCCAACGTGAACAAGTGCGTGCTGGTTTCCAGCATGGGCGAGGCGCGCAGGCTGTTCGGCTATTCTGACAACTGGGCCGATTTTACCATCTGCGAGGCGATGAACGCCATCCTGGAAAAGGCCGCAGTCGGCCCGCTGGTGCTGGTGAACGTCTTTGACCCCGCGAAGCACAAGAGCGAGGAAACGGGCACGAAGAGCCTCACGCCGGAGCATGGCCGCATTACCCTGACGGCGGCTGAGAACGTGATCCTCGACAGTGTGACTGTGCCTGGCAAGACGCTGGGTACCGACTACTCGATTGCCTACAATCAGGCGAAAAAGACCATCGTGATCAGCGAAAACAGGAGCGGCGCGCTGGGCACAGCGGCCATTGAAATCACCTATGAATCCGTCGACCCGGCCAAGGTGACGGAGGAAGACGTGATCGGCACGACTGACGGACTGGGCTTGAATACCGGCCTGTACACGATGAAGAACGTCTATCAGGTGACGGGCGTGATTCCTGCGTACCTGCTCTGTCCCGGCTTCTCGGCCATCCCTGCGGTGCATGAGGCGATGATCGAAAACTCCCGCAAGATCAACAAGCACTGGGACGCATGGATTTTCGCCGACATCCCGCTGACCGACAGCGACGGCGCAGAGGTGACGCTGGATACGGCGCATTCCTGGCGCAAGCTCAACGGCTATAATGCCGAAAACGAGACGGTCAGCTTCCCCATGGTAAAGGATTCGGACGGCCAGATTTATCATCTGAGCGTGAAGCGCGCAGCCAACCATCTGGCGCTGCTGATTGCCAACGGCGGTATCCCGTACTACTCCGCTTCCAACACCGGGCTGGAAGGCATGGAAAACCTGTGGATGGGCGAAAGCAATACCGCACGCGTGTACAACGACGAAATCATCAACGAGAAGCTGTGCAAGAACGGCATTGCTTCCGCTGCGTACATCGCCGGTCGTTGGGCGCTGTGGGGCGCGCATGCGGCTGATTACGATCAGGAGAACGCTGACTTTACCAACGTATCCGAGACGAACCGCATGATGATGTACTACATCACCAACGACTATCAGCACCGCCGCGGTGAACAGGTGGACAAGCCGCTGACCGCCAACGACATTCAGTCTATTGTGGCGGAAGAGCAGGCGCGCCTCGATGCGCTGGTGAAGATGGGCGCGCTGACCTACGGCAAGGCGTACCTCGACACGCAGGCCATTTCCCGCAGCGACATGTATAACGGCGACTACCTGTTCTCCTTTGAGATCAGCGCCACGCCGCTGGCGAAGTCGCTGACGGCGGAAGTCTGCCTGACCACGACCGGCTACGAAGTATTCTTCGCGGCGCTGGCGTAAAGGAGGTAACAGAAAATGGCTGGTAAGAAGAAAGTATACGTGAACGTGATCGACCATCGTCTGATCAACGACGGCGAAACGGTGGAGGATGTTACCTCCATCGGTCTGCCGGACGTCGCGCACCCGACGACGGCCATTGAGAACGTATCCGGCATGGTAGGCAATGTGGATATGCCCAACACCTACCGTGTGAACCAGATGGAGCTGACCATCAACCACAACAACGGCGTGAACTGCCCCAAGCTGTCCACGCCCGGCAAGCACGTCATTGAGGCGCGTGTGGCGCGTCAGCGTTACGACGTGGCGCAGGGCGAGATTGCGCCCGAGGGCGTGAAGTATCGCTTTGTGTGCGTACACAAGGAAACCTCCAAGGGCAGCATCGAAACCGGTAATCCGCTGGGCAGCACGAGCAAGTATTCTGTGCTGCGCATGGAAGAGGTGATCGGCGGCGAAACCACGATGCTCATTGACGTGATGAGCGGCGATCTGCGCATCAACGGTGTGGACTGCACGCAGAGCGTGGAGAGCCTGCTGGCGTAAGGGTAAGCGCGTCAAAAAGTGTCTCTGCCTGCGCGGCAAAGCCTCGCGATACGATGGCAGTCGGAGGGCCCACAAGCCCTCCGACGCCTTCCGGTAAGCGCTTTTTTAAGACAATAGGGGAAAAGCGCAAACGTTTGCGCTTTTCCCTCTTTATAGGTCGGGCGAAGCCCGACTAGCAGGAGCAAATATTTATATTTGCCCTGCGTACCCAGCGCACGGCCTT